ATAACAGAGAGAGGTATCAGCGATTCGGAGTTCGCTATACCTCTTTTTTGTACATATAGACTATATATAGACTACTACTAGGAAATGTAATACATGGAAGTACAGCTTCTCAATTCTCTATTAAACACATTCCCCAATGTGGCTTTATCTATGATACTCTTGTTCTTTGTCTATAATATCAATACTAGTCTTGTAGATTTACAGAACCATCTTAATGGTATGGATAGAGAGATTGAATACCTGAAAACCAAGATTAAGGTCTTGCAAGAATCTCTTGATAAGATCAAAGAAGACTCTATTAGAACTACCGTGGAAGCCTCCACGCTCAAAGAGCGGCTTGACAGAGCCGGGATAAGGCACCCCTAAATGCCAATACCTATCATCGGAACAATCATCTCAGCTATCAGTGGCTACCTCTCCGAGAGAAATGCCAAGAAAAGAGAGAAAAATCAGGCCGTACATGAGCGTGAACTCTCTTTAATCAAGTCTGATACCGATTATAACCACGAAGCACTACGTTCTGAAGGGTGGAAAGACGAATATATCACTATAATCCTGTCTCTCCCCTTCGTTAGCTTCTTCGTTGGTACTGTTTTCCAGATTCAAACCCTTACAGATGGCACACATGAGTTCTTTGTGGCCATGGAGAAGGCTCCAGACTGGTATCAATGGGCTTTTTTGGGTATGATAGCTGCAATCTTCGGCCTTAAAGGCTGGACTCTTAACAAAGCAATGGGTAGAAAGTAAAATGGCCGTAGATTTCACGCCAACAACCATTACATCTGGCTTCGCAAGCGTAGATACGCTAAATACGCTCTTCACATCCATCCAAACCTCCTTGGATGATGCCCTTTCCCGTTCTGGGAACGGCCCTAACGTCATGTCGGCTGATTTCGACATGGATTCCAACCGTATCTTGAACCTCCCTGAACCTGTGGCTGATCATGAGCCTGCTCGGAAGATTGATTTCGAGAATGTTCAAGGTGAGAAGGGGGATACTGGTGATACAGGTCCTCAAGGCCCACCCGGTGCCGATGGGGCAGACGGAGCCGATGGAGCCGATGGGACAGACGGAGGAGGAGTCCCTGTAGGGGGCACTACAGGGCAGCACCTGGCCAAAGCATCAGACACTGACTACGACACAGAGTGGGTAGCTGCAGCCTCTGGTGGTGGTGGTGGCGGTGGTATCATGGAGGGCGAGTACACCAGGACTGTATCCAGCACCGGAGGCTCCAACCCCGGTAATGGTGAGATTTCCGTAAATAACTCGTTCCTGCGGAACGTCACCGAAATCAAGTTCAGTAACGCGTCGCCGGACGGCAACAGCTGGTACCCAGGTTTCTTCGCAAACTCTTTCGCCGCCGGCCAGTTATTGCAGTGGTATACCACTAATAGGGACGCCTTTGGTAATCTGATCTGGACTACCTACGAGGTAGTAAGTGTTTCTGAGTCCAGCTCCTTCACGACTATCACGGTCACCAATGGGGACGACGACTTCAACAGCCACACCGCCTTGGTTGGCGACGAGGTGATTATCCAGATACGTCCTGGGGCACCGCCCTCTTCCTTCAGCGGGGCTTTACCCGGTGTAATGCGGTATACGCATAAGAGCGCCCTAGGACCTTTCGATACCCCGGGCAGCGGCGAGCTTGGCCTGAACAGTACTACACTGGGCAGTGTCACAGGGATTGTGGTTAGCACAACTACCGAAGATGGTATTGGCTTTGGGACTGACCTTGACTTCTTTAGGACAGGGTGGCGCCGGTCGCGTCTAATGCTGCTGCAAAAGCAGTCCGACCCCGCAGTGTTTGGTATGTATCGTATTACCGATTCCAACTTTGAGACCTCAGCTCTCCATGGCGTAGCCCTAACAGAACTAGACTCTAGTGGCGCTGTGGCAGATGATGACATCCTGACCATCACCTTCCTTAACGAAGGTATCTTCGATACCCCGTCAAGTGAGTTGTATGCGTGGCAGTTTGGTGACCTAGTTGGTGCAACCCCTACCTCAGGGCAGATTAACTTCGCTGATGGATTCATCTCTGGAGAAACTTCCTTTGATCTCCACATGGAGAACCATGACAGTGAAGACCTTTCTACTCTGATTGATAAGCTGTACATCGTAGGTGCATGGATCACTATCTACTCTCCACAAGCAAGGGCCGAGAACTTCTCTTGGTGGGAAACATTCGAGATTGACTCCATCAGTAAAGCTAGCTCTGTCTACTCGATTGGAGTGACTCACAAAGCAGGTAATGGTATGTTCCCCGTGGAAGGGTGGTACGCTCAAATTGAAGTAACAGCGTAATCTTCTAATGTCTAAAATCAGCCTTCGGATAGGCCGGCAAAACACGAGTGTCTTTGGTGAAGCTGGTAGTGATATTAACCAGGCTGATACTATTGACGAAATCAAGGAACAGCTTGGCATCGGTAATACGGACACCAACAATCTAGCAGGTGTTCCTCTCAATATTACCGGCCTTAGCAATAACGATGTACTCAGATACTCAGGGTCCGCAACAGAGTGGACAAACGTAAACCAAACAATTCTAACAGACGGCGGTAACTTTTAACCATGTCCAACACTATTCGAATTAAGCGCAGGGCAAGCGGAGGCTCCGCAGGGGCACCTAGCTCTCTCGAGAACGCTGAACTAGCGTTTAACGAAGCCGATGACATCCTTTACTATGGTAAAGGCACTGGTGGTGCTGGTGGCTCAGCAACCACTATTGAAAGCATCGGTGGCCCTGGTGCTTACGTAACTCTCGGCACTACCCAAACTATTACTGGGGCTAAGACTTTTAGTAGTGGCCTCACCACAGATATCACGGGTAATGCAGATTCTGCTACCGCCCTCGAGACGGCTCGTGACATCACTCTCACGGGTGACGTAACTGGTACTGATAGCTTTGATGGTACTGCTAACGCAAGCCTCTCTACCACGCTCGCTAACAGCGGTGTAACGGCAGGTACGTATACCAAGATTACTGTGGACGCCAAAGGCCGTGCCACTGTAGGCGATACTCTCCTGGCAGCTGATGTCCCTACTATCACTGCCTCGAAGATTTCGGACTTTGACACTCAGGTCCAGACAAGCCGTCTCGATGAGATGGCAGCTCCCACGGCCAGCGTCGATCTTAACTCCCAAAAGATCACTGGCTTGGCTGCCCCTACCGCAGCTGACGATGCAGCTACTAAGAGTTACGTAGACTCTACTGCTCAAGGCCTTGATGTCAAAGACTCTGTCCGGGCAAGTACTACTGCTAACATCACTCTTAGTGGTACCCAGACTATTGATGGCGTCTCTCTTGTAGCAGGCGACCGTGTCCTGGTTAAGAACCAAACTACTCTTGCAGACAACGGTATCTACGAAGTAGATGCTAGCACGTGGTCCAGGACTACGGACTTCGATGACAATGACGAAGTAACTGCAGGTGCCTTTACCTTTATCGAAGAAGGTACTACCAACGCAGATACTGGTTGGGTACTCAGCACGGCTGACCCGATCACTGTCGGAACTACCGGTCTCGAGTTCGTACAGTTCTCCGGTGCTGGTACTGGTGTCATCGCAGGTGATGGTCTTACCAAGACTGGTAACACTCTTGATGTCGGTGCAGGAACGGGTATCACAGTAGACGCTACTGACGTAGCACTTGATACCAGCAACTCTCGTAACGTTGACCATACCTCCGTAGACATTACGGCAGGTGATGGTATCACGGGCGGTGGTGATATCTCTGCTACTCGTACTCTGACGCTGGGTACTCCAGGTACCCTGACGGATGCCACTACTAACGCTGTCACGGCTACTAGCCATACTCACGCCGTTACGTTCCCTGTTGATAGTGTCAATACCCAGACTGGTGAAGTTGTCCTCGACAACACGGACATCGGGCTTGGCAACGTTACTAACGACGCACAGCTGAAGGTTGCAAGTAACCTTAGTGATGTGGCCAACGCAGGTACTTCTCGTACTAACCTGGGCCTCGGTACTATTGCTACCCAGGACGCAAACAATGTTAACATTACTGGTGGCACGGTAGACGACATCACTCTGACGAATACTGTAATCAACGGCGGGACGTTCTAATAGACTATGTCTAATACTATCATTCACAAGACCTCTTCCGTAGCAGGTAAAGTACCAGAAACCACAGACTTGTCTCTGGGCGAACTGGCTACTAATACCAATGACGGCCTTCTCTTTCTTAAGAAAGACGATGGGGTCGAAGAGATAGTTACGATAGGACAACTTGCACACGACTTCCTTCCTCCGGAAACTCGTATTCAATTCCCAAGGAATAAACCACTACCCAATGGTTGGTACAACCTAGCTGACGCAGAGTTTGGCCCCCTTCTCTCTATTACCAACGTTACCTCGGATGATATGATTCTCCGTGTAAAAACGGACAACGCTGGTGTTAGTACTTCCTCGCAGATGCTTCTCCCTGGAAGAACTTTTAGAGACTACGACTTTACTATCGACTGGGGGGATGGTACCGTCGAAGCCTTGGACAATACAGACTTTACAGCTGTTAGTGGTATTGATGGGTTCCTTCACACATACTCTTCTGCCGGCACCTACACGATTAGGATCAATGGCATCTACGATGAATTGTATTTTACTGGCCAAGGTGATGAAGAGAAGCTTGTCGAGTTTGCTAACTGGGGTGACATTCCTTTCCACCGTCTTGAGTTCGCATTCAAAGATTGTGTAAATTGCTACTTTACGTTTGGCGACAACCCCAATGTAGGCCCTCGTGATGATGCCATTGATCAATTGTTTAATGGCTGCGACTTGTTTAATGCAAACGTAACAGGCTGGGACCTATCATCCACATCGGGTGACATGGACTATGTGTTTCTTGGATGCAGCCTCTTCGAAGGTGTAGGCCTTGAAACGTGGGATGTTAGTGGCGTGGTTAGCATGAGAAGCATGTTTGCTGGCGCAGATATCATGAACCGCGACATCTCTGGGTGGGACGTGTCTAGTGTAACAGACTTCAGAGATACGTTTGATAACGCCAAGGCGTTTAATATTGATATCTCTGGCTGGGATGTATCTAGCGCTACTACTATGGAAGACATGTTCTTTGCAGCTTCCGACTTCAACCAATCCCTGGGGGACTGGGATATTAGTAGTGTTACTGATATGACAGAGATGCTAGATTTTACAGACCTAAGTACCGATAACTATGATGATACTCTGATAGGTTGGGCGGCGCAAACCGTACAGCCTAATGTAACTCTCGGCGCTACTAATCTTGAGTATACTAGTGCAGCAACGTCTGCTCGTAACACGCTGACTAGCGCTCCTAATAACTGGACAATTAACGGGGATACGCTCGTATGACCGAGGCTATTAAACTCCCTGAAGTAAGCGAGCTTTACTCAAAGGGCACAGTCCGTAAGGACCTAGTAAGAGAGCTTGCCAAGCGTGGCAGGAAAGCGGCTGTATATACTATGAAGCCCTATGATCATAGTGGCCTAATCTCCATCCGTCGAATCTATATGGAGTGTGCAGATGAGTACGAGTTTGCGGCGAAAGTATTTGGAACCTACGCAAATTTTGAGGAGTATCTGAAAGAACCGCGCTTTGTTAAAGGCCCTCATCAAGAGGACAGGTACCAAAACTACCAAGGCCTCGCCGAGTGGCGTCGAGAGAAAGAGCTCAAGGATAAGTCATCTGCCAAGAAGCTTCTGTGGCAAAGTGCTAAGAAAGGTAGTGTAGCAGCGCAGAAACTTCTCTATGAAGGCGACCGCCAAGCTGGGCGCCCTTCGAGAGAAAAAGTAAATAAAGAAGCAAACCGTCGTGCAGAGGAAGAAAGAATTCTTTCTGAAGGATGGGAACGAGTACGCAAGTTAAAGCTTGTAGAGGGTAATGGCTAACACATATCACCAGCAATCAATTATTGACGAGTGCGAGAATAACCTCTACGCATTCGCCACATATTTGAACCCATACTATATGTATGGGGACATCCACGAAGAAGTATTTTCGTGGCTTGGTGATGGTGACTCTGCCCTAAGGCAATTGCTACTACTTCCACGGGGCCACCTCAAGTCCCATTGTATCGCAGTCTTCTGCGTGTGGAAGGTAACGTACGAACCTTGGACCACGATTGTTTACCTGTCATCGCAGGACGACTTGGCTAAAGCACAGCTTTACGCCATGAAGACTATGATGCAAAGTAACAGATATAAAATCTTGTGGCCTGAGATGTTCAGTGAGGAGAAGGGCGAAAAAGGTACGTGGTCAGCTTACGCATTTGATGTCGACCATCCGGCCCGAAAGGATCGTGGCATCAGAGACCATACTGTTCTTGTCAAGACCGTAAAGTCCAACGCCCAGGGTTTGCACTGTGATGGCCTAGTCGGAGACGACGTGGTAGTCCCGCAGTTCGCGGACACTGAAGTTGGTCGTAAGGAATTGTCAAACAGCCTCGGCTACTTCTCCTCGATTCTTAACCCTGGCGGTTGGATGAAATATGTAGGGACTCGGTACCACCCGAGGGACGCCTACGATTCTATGATCAAAGCCAAGGTACAAATCTGGGACAGTGAGAAGCAAGACTATGTCGGAGAAAGACCTGTATGGGATGTCAAGGAGAGAGTTGTCGAAAGCTCGCCGGACCGCTCAGGAACAGGACAATTCCTGTGGCCTAAGACCGAGTCTCCTCTCGATCCCGGAAAGTCCTACGGATTCGACATTGAAGAACTTGCAAAAATTAGGGCAGACTATGTCTCTCATGGGAGCCTCACCCATTACTATGCCCAGTACTACAATGATCCGAACGATGTTGGAACGCAGCGAATAGATCGAGGCCTCTTTCAATACTACGACCGTAAGCATATCACAATAGATGGTACTACTGTGAAGCATAGGAACAATCGACTGAACGTAACCTGTGCGATGGACGTAGCTTGGAGTGAGAGTTCTGGAGCAGACTACACAGCCATCGCTGTAATTGGTGTAGACAGTGAAGGGTTTATTTACGTCCTAGACCTCATCAGGTTTAAGACTAGTAAGTTCCAAGAGTACTACGATGCAGCCGTAAGCCTCCAGCAACAATGGGGTTTCCGGAAGATGCTAGTCGAATCCAACGCAGGGGGTAACTTTGTTGCCCAAGAAATCGAAGCCCTCGTCCGTCGAAACGGCGGTAACTTGGTTGTAGATCGTAGGCCATCCACGTGGCGGCAAGGCAGTAAGCAAGAAAAATGGGCAGCTATTCTAGAGCCCCGTTACGAATCGAGAACGATTTATCACTTCAAAGGTGGTGTAACACCTTACTACGAAGAAGAAGTTCTTACTGCCAAGCCGAGACACGATGACCTTAAGGATGCTGTAACAGCAGCTATCTCTATCTCTAAGCCTCCGGCGGCTCGGAAGATCATTGACTACGATGAAATAAATAATAATGTCGTATCTCTTAACAAGAGGTTCGGTGGACGAAGAAGGATTAAACATGCTTAAGCAGGAACAATAATGTCCGGAGCTGAGACGATAGACATCGACATCATCTTCCCCGAAGGAGATGACCTAGCAAGACAAGTAACTAGCCTCTGGGAGCAGTGGAAGCATGGTCGGGCTGATTGGAGAGATCGGGTAGAAGAGGTCCGTAAGTATCTTTACGCCACCTCCACTCGTGAGACTGCTAATATTCAGAACGATCACGAGCACACCACTCATACCCCTAAGCTGACTCAGATCAGGGATAACCTTGAAGCCAACTATATGGCAGCAATGTTCCCCTCTGATGACTGGCTTCGGTTTGATGGACAAGACGCTAAGGCGGAAATCTTTGAGAAGAAGCGCATTATCCTTGGTTACATCAACACCAAGAATAAGTTGAACAACTTCTACAATATCGTTAACGAGCTTGTCCGTGACTGGATTGACACGGGTAACTGTTTTGGCGGAGTTACCTACGTAAGGGAATTCCATACCGACCCAGAGACTGGTGAGGTAGTAGCTGGGTACATCGGGCCGGAAGTCTTCCGTATTAGCCCAGATGATATTGTGTTCAACGCCTTCGCTTCAGACTTCGAAAGCACTCCTAAGATCGTCCGTAGCCTTAAGACAATGGGCGAACTTCATAGGGACGCTGAAGAGAATCCAGAGCTAGGGTACTCTATGGATATTATTGACAAGGTCAAGAAATCCCGTGAGATGCTCCTAGAGTTCTCTGACACCACCGTTGATAAGCACCTGCAGTTTACCTTTGACGGGTTTGGGTCTCCCAGCCAGTATTACCGTTCCGGGTTTGTAGAAATCCTCGAACTCTATGGGGACATCTACGACACATACCACAACGAGTGGATGAAGAATCGTGTGGTCACTGTGGTAGACCGGACTTGGGTCGTTCGTAATGAACCCCTTAATACCTGGTCTGGTAAGCCCAACATTTTCCACTGCCCCTGGAGAAGTCGTCCTGACAACCTCTGGGGCATGGGGCCTCTCGACAATCTGGTTGGTATGCAGTACTATATCAACCACCTCGAGAACGCAAGAGCAGACGCATTCGACCAAATGATCGACCCTGACCGTAGAATCTACGGGGATGTCGAGGTAGAAATACGTGGTGCTGCAGTTGACTACTACATCGCCGAGGGAGGTGACGTAGCGTACCTGGCCCCAGATACCACCGTGCTGAATGCAGACTTCGCTATCCAGCGGAAAGAAGCACAGATGGAAGAGTATGCTGGTGCACCCCGCGAAGCTATGGGCATCAGGACTCCTGGTGAGAAGACAGCGTTTGAAGTAGCTGAGCTACAGAACGCAGCATCCCGTATCTTCCAAAGCAAAGTAACTGTCTTCGAGACGGTGTTCCTTGAGCGCATTGTTAATGCTGAGATTGAGGTAGCGAGACAAAACCTTGACACGGCGGATATCGTCAAAGTAGTAGACGATGACTATGCCGTATCTGAGTTCTTGGAAATTACTGTGGATGATCTCCGTAGTAACGGCAAGCTCATCCCTGTTGGCGGACGACACTTCGCTCGACAAGCACAGCTTGCACAAAACCTAATTCAGTTTACATCTGCTATGCAACAAGACCCACTCCTTGCTCAACACTTCCCCTCCGAGCGGCTTGCTAAAGCCTGGGAAGACCTGCTTGGATTCAAGCGGCTTGAACTCTTCGAAAGATTCGGACGAGTGGAAGAAGAGCTTGAGATGGCAAGAATGCAAAGCGCAGCTCAAGATCAACTCCAAGTTGAACAGTCTATCTTCCCTGAAGATGAACTCCCTGAAGGAGCCCCTGAGGGCCCTGCAGCAGAAGAAGACTTCCCCGCTGAAGTTCCTGTTGAAGAGGAGGCTCTCTAATGAGGATGAACGCAAGGCTGATCAAAGGTCTTGATAAAGAAGACATAGATAAGTTCGAAAAGAGCTACAACGTTTCAAAAAAAATTCTGCTGAAGATAAGGGCAGAGATTGTCAAACAGATTGAAGCTTCGTATATCGAAGAAGAACATCTGGAAGAAGTCTCCGCTACTACTTTGGCAAGGACTCTCGGATACCGACGGGGGTTGCGAGAAGTCCTGACATACTTACCCGAGGAGTAACAATGACCGATCTGACCTTTAAATCCGGCGACCCCGGAACTGCACCTGATAAAGACGGTGCCGATGGCAACCAGGATGCCGACACCACTACTACGTTTTCCACTGGCGACTCCAAGAATAACGATAGAGTAGGTGGATTAACTCGCGAAGAAATCGAGCAACTTCTCAAGCGTGATCAAAATGCTCAACGATTCATCGACCAGCTCAAATCTGAAAGGAAGACTGATCGTGAACGAATCCAAGAGATGGAACAACGCTTGTCGGAATCTACTCAGTTCGACGATGTAATCGAAAGGATGCACGACACCAGAACCACAGACGAGAAGTCGACAACTTCTGTTGACGTGGATGAACTGGTAACAGCCACTGAGCGCAGGATTATGGAATCCCTTACGTCACGTGAGCGCGAGCAAAAAGAACGAGAGAACTTTAACAAGGCAGTTGAAGACCTCCGCTCTAGCTACGGTGAAAGCTTTGGTCAACGAATTGAAGAGAGAGCTACACAGCTTAATCTTCCCATCGAAGAGATGGATCGTTTGGCTAAGACCTCCCCCGAAGCATTGGTCGAACTCGTACGTGGCTCCCAAAATAAGGGACCAATGCCTACGCACAGTACAACTAAAACTAACGTTGCTTCCCAGCAGCCCCAAGATTCACTCTCGTACTTTGAGAAAGTGCGTGTTGAAAACCCGAAGGAGTTTTACTCCCCCGAGTTCCAAGCACGCTACAACCAAGTGATTCTTGATAAAGCTAGGAAGGAAGGACGAATTAACTAAATAAGGATATTACCCAATGGCAATTAACTCCACTTGGGGTAATGACCATTTCCACCGGAACGAGATTTTCAATGCTCGTCTGAAGGAAGCGTTTCGCCACGAAACGTTCGCGCAACAGTGGGTCAACTGGATTGGTGACTTCACTGACGGCTCGAACTACAAGATCAACTCGATCGGGGAACTGACGATTGATCAAATGGCGGAAGCTACCGCACTTCCGGACCGTCGTCCTGACTCTGGCCAGTTTGTCTTCAACATCAACGAATTCGTTGGTTTGAAGGTTCCGTTTACGGACGTCTTCTTTGAAGATGATTTCATGGCTAATCAGGTTATGGCAATTATGCCAGATCGGTTCAAGCGCGCTTTCGACGAATACATGGAAACTCGCGTACTCCGCCTCCACCGCGAACAGACCGCCAATGATGCTAACATGATCAACGGCGCTGCTCACCGGTTTGTGGCTAACGGTACGAGTGGAACCATTACTCTGCAAGACATCGCATACGTTCGGTATGCACTCCAAAAAGCTGCTGTCCCCATGGCAGGTCTGATCGGTATCGTCGATCCTAGCTTCGAGTTTGCACTCAATGTTAGCTCGCAAGTTACGACTTCCGACAACCCGCAATGGCAGGGCATCATCGAGTCTGGTATGGGCACCGGCCTCCGCTTCGTTCGTAACATCTACGGCATTGACTTCTACGTAAGTGAATACCTGGATACGATCGACACGGCAGAAGCTGCTCTGACGGATTACGAAGGTAACACCACGGCAGGCGCTGTTGGCATGAAGGCTAACGTCTTCTTCTCGACTGCCTCCATGATGGACCTTCCGTATATTGGCGCATGGCGTCGTCAACCCAGCATCAAGAGCTGGCGTGACGAGTCCAAAGAGATCGAATATCATCAGATGTCCGCTCGCTTTGGTCTTTCCATGTACCGTCCGGAAAACCACGTCACGGTTCTGTCGAGCACTACGCTCGCAGCAGCTAGCTAATAGGTGAGGAATAAATAATGGCACGTCAAGCAACTTGGGTTAATGAGGACGGCCTCGAGGTCGGCTTCGGCACCCGCGACTCCAAAAACCCGCACCTGGCTACTGTTCAGACCGAAGGCAATGTTGAAATTGCTTCCGTGGTCTTGGACTACGATGACCTCCCCGCTGCTGCAGGCACTGCACCAAGCGCCAAGGACTTCGGTGTTCCGGGAGACTCGGTTATCACTCGCGCTTACCTGCGTGTGACGACTGCGTTTACTTCCGGTGGCACCACGACCTTGACGGTTGGCTTTGTCAACTCGGCTGGTACGGCAATCGACCAAGATGGTCTGGATGCTGCTATTGCAAAAGCGGCCCTCTCTGCTGACGCAGTGATTGAAATGGACGGCGCCCTTATCGGTGATAACATCGGTTCGGCTGACGGTTACATTTCCACTTCGACTGGCAGCGGTCCGTGGACTGCGGGTCAGGCAGTACTGACGATTGAGTATGTGCGTCCCATGCCGGGAAGCACGCCTCAAGACCCGATTGACGGGATTGTTGGTAGCCTGTAAGGCGTAATAACTGGGGGCTCTTAACGGGGCCCCTAGTTTTACCTAGAGAATTTAAATGACTATCCTACATACAGCTTTAACAAGTGCACAGGTTCATGAACCAAAGCACATTACTGGCGCAACCACAGCTGACGCTGGCAAGGTTATCACACCTTCAGAGTCGGCCTCTGGAGCTTCGGTCCTCAGAAAACTGACTGAAGCAGATATTGACAATCGTATTACAGAGCTATCCGCTCGTATTGATGATATCTCTACGGCTGGTAATGTGTATGTGGTGTCCCCCTTTACAGGGACGATCACACGTATGCAACTAGTTCTGTTTGATGCAATTGCTACTGCTGATGCGACAGTCACGATTAGGGTGGGGGTAACTGATGTTACCTCTATTCTTGTAGAGTATGATGGCTCGGCTGCAGGGGATACATACACAGTCTCCCCAACAGTAGACAACGAGGTCACTGACAGCCAAGCCATTCGCATTAGAACCGATGGGGCATCTGACAATTCAGTAAGTGCTATGGTTCTACTGACAATCGTAAGGGATTGACATGGCAAGAAACAGGATGACGTTGCTTAAGATTGTCCAACTCACGTTGGATGCTCTCGGCAGTACTCCGGTAAACTCTATTTCGGACTCCGTTGAAGCAACACAAATCGCTGAAGAGGCGAGGGTAACCTACTACGATCTTATGGATCGTGATGAGTGGCCCCACCTTATCGGTACCATCCAATTAGAATCAGTTAGCGACAGTAATCGTCCTAACTACCTGAAGATACCACAGGATGTGACTCGAATCCATGACGTACGGTATGAGGCTACCCAACTGGGTGACCCCTCTACTACCGACAGACAGATCGAGTACCTCACTCCTAAAGGTTTCCTGAACCTAGTTCAAAAATCACGTGGCTCTAACCAAGATAATGTAATCCAGGTTACGGACTTTGGTGGCTTCGACTACTATGTAATCGACGATACCCCTCCGATGTACTGGACTTCTTTTGATGATGAGCACGTAGTCTTCGACTCGTATGACTCTGCACAAGAAGTCACTATGAGCGGAAGTAAGTCTACTATCAGGGCAAAGATTCTTTCTGATTGGACTACTGCAGACGGTTTCATTCCTGACATGCCCGATAACATGTTTGGGACCTTTCTCGCTGAGGTAAGAGCTTCAGCACACATGTTCCTAAAGCAAACCCCGTCTCCAAAAGACGAGCAACGGGCACGCCGTGGGATCGCAAAACTTAGACGACAAGCAGCAAAAGTGAGTGAATATGATGGACGAGCGCGCTATGGAAGAAAACGTTACAGAACCTATGGAAGCCAAGACGGCGTCCGAGGAAGCATCAACGCAGCACTCTGGCCGTAAGGAAGAGTTGGAAGCAGCACTTGATGCAGCTTCTAAGTACGAAGACATCGCTTCCGTGAAGGAAGATGTAGCAGAGGACGTAGAAGTCCAGGAAGAAGATAGCGATGAGCCTCAGGGCACCGTCGTAGGCGTCTCCAGTAATGGTAAGAAGATGATCGCCAAGCCAGATAGTGTCTATGCAGGCTACGTCCTGTGCTGGGCAGATGGCGGCGTCATGCCTAAGGAACTGGACGGTCGCTGGACTAACGTAGAAAAAGCACGTACTGCCGCAACTACCTACCTCAACAGTAAGTAATAACTATGGCCGTCCAAGGGTCCATTACAAAGAACTATCTAACCTTCGTAGCCGGGTTGATCACAGAAGCCAGTCCTCTTACGTTCCCAGAGAACGCAGCTAAGGACCTGGACAATGTGGACCTCCGTCGCGACGGTAGTATTTACCGACGTCTGGGGTTGACTCAGGATTTTGCTGAGTTTTCCACGCTGTCTTTTGATAGAGCAGATATAGAGAATTGGTACATCTCTACTTTTGTATGGAAATCTGTTGATGGCGATGGAAGCAGAAGCTTTGCTGTTATCCAAGTAGGCCCCAACCTGATCTTCCACAACTTTGTGGACGATGAAAATATTTCTTCTGCCGTAGGTTATATCGACTTTACACTGGCAGGTATTCGTGATGACTTCGCGTCCTACCCAGTTAAGATGACTCAGGGTAGAGGGAAGCTTTACGTGGCCAATAAACTAATGAACCCCTTTGCGGTAGAGTTTAATTCTGATGGCCTCTCGTTTACTGGTATACCCCTAACCATGCAAATTAGGGATATAGACGGGCTAAACGAACGAGAAGATACTACCCCTATTCTTACTGGCAATTCAGCCACCCCACCGGTACCTACTGCGGTACCGAGGGTAGAGTTCGACCTGCCATTTACTAGTTTGGTTTAACATGAGTGATCTGATTACAAATAGGCCCTCCCAGCTTACGGCCATGCACAATTACAACCTCCGTAACCAAGGCTGGCCCAGGACTCTCACGTGTGTGCGATCCTTGTCTGACCGAGGTGAAGAGGCTGATCCAGTTGCATACACAAAAGAAGTAGCAAACATCTACCCTTCCAACGCAGATGTGGTGTACGCAGCTAAAGCGAGCACAGCTAAAAGGCATTCGGCTATTGGAGCCTACGCCCCTACTGAGTTGAAGAAAGCAGTGTTTGGTAATACTCCTGCTGGTAAAGGACACTACATTCTCCCTGCTTTCGACAGGAACAGGAGTTTGATTAGCGGGATAGCGGGTTTATACAATCAATCTCGAGATAAAGATAGGTATCGCCCTACTTCTGTAGAGTTTTTCTCTGGTCGCGTATTCTTTTTGATGCCAGATGGAAAAATACTGTACTCCCAGACTATTGAGGACAGGGACTTCTCCACTTCCGAAAAGTGCTACCAGGAAGCTGACCCTACTGCAGAAGATATTAATGAGCTGGTCGCCACAGATGGCGGCACCATGGTAATCCAGGAAGTTGGGGAAGCCTACAAGCTTACCTCGACCGGAACAGAGTTACTACTGTTTGCAGACAATGGCGTGTGGTCCGTCTCCGGATCGGATCAATCGAACTTTAAATCCACAGACTTTAGGGTACGGCGGATTACAAACATTGGTGTGACTGGCGTAGACACTGTCATTACAGCAGAGAGCAATGTTATCTACTGGGGGCAAGGTGGTATCTACATCCTGTCGTCCGACCAAGTAACTGGTGACCTGCAAGCTCAGAACATATCTGAACAAACTATCCAAGAGTTCTACAACAACATCCTACCTGGGGCTCGTGCAAGCGCTAAGGGCTTCTATGATGAGCGTGAACGCAAAGTCATGTGGATGTATAATGATACTGCTGGGTACGACGGTGTCTCTTTTAAAAATAAGTACAATAGGATACTGTTCTTTGATGTAGTACGTGGGTCTTTCTACACCTACACAGTAGAGTTCCAAGACCAGATTCCATACATGACTTCTCTTCTTCAGAAGGAAGCTACTGGGAATAGGGTAGTACCCAAAGATGTTATTCTTACTACTGACTTCCCAACTGGTACGTTTGTTACTACCTGGACTCTCGTCGACTTTGGTGCCCTTGAGGACCTTCAAATAGAACTTCCTATCGTTGGAGTTAGCCCGCTTAATTTTTCAGTAGACTGGGGTGATGGTACTCAGGAAATAATTACCAGTTCTGCCGGTAGGTTCCATACGTACTCAGCGGCCGGTACTTACACAGTAACTATTGGTGGAACCATGCCTAAATGGGACTTCGGCTACGGCAGTGCAAGCTTTAATAATGTTAAGATTAGGTCTGTCGAGCAGTGGGGCAATATTGAGTGGGGCGCGGACCTTGGTACGTTCATGGTGGATTGCCAGAACATAGTGTTTAATGCGCCAGATGTCCCTGATTTCTCTAATGTCACCGACCTCAATTTCGCTTTCGCAGGTTGTGTAAACATTACGTCCTTCCCACCAGTCGATGTCTCGAATGTAACTAACTTCAACGGGACTTGGCGAGATTGTAGTAGTCTTACTGTTATACCAGCTAGTCTCGACTTCAGTTCTGGCACCACATTTAACGACACTTGGAGGAGATCAGGGATCACCTCTTTCCCAACATTTAATTTCTCTTCTGCCACTACTATGGACTTTGCATGGGCACAGTGCGATTCGTTAGTAAACATGTCGTCCCAGCCTAGTACTACGAATGTTACTAGTTTTGCGGCAGCTTGGGCTGGGTGTCATAGTTTGAAAAATCTCTCTGTAAACATGACATCCGTGACTGACATCAGGGAGTTGCGAGACGGTCCGTATACAAAACCAGTCAGCGGTCCCACTGCTTTGGAGACATTGCTCTTTACAGGGTTGACTAATAATACTGGCATCACTGGGGATGGTCTCTTTCTGCTAAGCCTTGGGCTTAGTGATACAGCTTTGAACCAGTTCTTTGCTGCCCTAGGTACTAATACTACCACTAACACCACCCTCTACATAGCAGGGAACCCTGGTGCAGCCACTTCCGACCATTCCATAGCCAACAATAAAGGTTGGCTTGTTGACGATAATTTTGGGGCCTGATCAGTGGGTACAATTAATGTCTTTCACGCCGACGACCAAGTAATTGTAAACGTCTTAGAGTCTATCTTTAGCGAGCTCAGTGTAAAAGTACTCAACTTCAAAGAGACTTCTACAGATGTTTTTCAGTATAACTTTGCAGATTTTAAAAGCCGTACTTTCAAGGATTGGGTCCAAGAAGATGGTGGTATAAACTACCAAAGTTTTCTAGAAACAGGACATGACTTGCTCGAAGACCCAATCACTATTAAGTATGGTAACTACCTGTACGCATTCTTCTTGAGGACAGAAGATGGGTTTGATGATGACCTTAACGCCATGAACCAGAGCTCTTGTCTCTACCGTGCCAAGTGGCACTGGAGTGACAGCGAGGCTAGTGGTAAGTGGTCTCAACAAGAACAACTTTACAAACTAAGCCGTCCGTTCTTGCCAGCAAGCGTTAATGATCCCTTTGACTATGGGTTTGAAGTAATCGAAACTCGTAGTAAAATGCGCGGGGAAGGCAGAGCCTTATCAATAAGATTCGACTCAGAGGAAGGAAAGGACTTTAAACTCCTGGGTTGGGCAATTCCATTTACAGGAGCAGCACGATGAATGTAACTTACGCAGTAGAAACCTTTGACGAAGCCTTCGGAGAACTTGGAGAACTGTTTGCAGAGAACCACAAAGAGAGTGGCGTCTTCCCAGACAAGATCGACCTCAATGTTCTGGACGACTTTTACGAGTGGTCTAGTGAGAATGGTAACGTAAGGTTTCATATCGCACGAGATGATGGGAAGGTAGTTGGATACACCGTCACGTTCATTGGAAACCACCCTCATTACCAAGACAAAGTCTTCGCTACAAATGATGTCTTGTATATCACACCCGATTATCGTAAGACATCTGTGGCTAAAGACTTGATTGAGTTTGTAGAAAAAGATATGAAAGATACTGGTGTGGATGTAATGTCTTTCCACACTAAGTGTGACAACCCCTGTAGAAAACTAATGGAAAGTGTTGGCTTTAAAGAAGATGAAATCCAATACTTTAAGTACATAAAGGACTAATATCAAATGTCAGGCGTCCCTGCAGTATTAGCAGCAGTAACGGCTATCTCCGCTATCGGCGGCGGTGTCGCAACTGCCGTGGCCTCTAAGAAGAGGAATAAAGCTGAGTCCCGTGCTCGGAAGATCGAGCAAGCAGCAGCATCCCTGGAGAACCAACGTCGCATACGCAGGGCAATTGCTCAACGACGTATTCAAGAAGCTGAGATTCAGTCCCTTGGGGTTGATCAAGGCGTTCAAGGAAGCTCTTCCATAGCAGGTGCCAGGTCTTCTCTTGTCACTCAGACAGGTGCCAACATCGGTGCAGCTCGGACACAGTTCGGTGCTGAGCAAGGGCGTGCTAACGTTCTAGCCAGTGGCTACCGTAAAGGTGCTAAGTATGATAGCTTCGGCTCTATCCTTGGCAGTGTTGGTCAAGCTTCTCAAGGCCTTGGTGGTTTCATAGAAAGGAATCCTGACGCCACACTTAAAGATTTCCTTCCAACCTTTGGACGTAGATAATGAGCGATCCCCGCGAACTCCTTCAAAGGATTCGAGAGAGTAACTACGAAGACGAAGACGCTATCAACGAACTCAGGAAGCTGTCTGGGGGCAGTCTCCCTCGTCCTGCAGAAACCCAGATAGACGCAGCGTCTCGTAGG